TCTATGAGAGTAGTGATGGTTATGAATCATACATCTATTAAATTATAGATTATGTTGATTAAACCTATTACGGGAAATTTTACGTACACTCAAAAGTTAAATGGATGGGCTAGTCTCATCCATTTAACCAAGAGTGGCTCAAGTCTTGAGTTTAGATCATCAATGCCATTCTTCATTGATATTCCTATTGTTAAAATAGAGAATAAGCCATGTAATAAGCCACTTCTAATGATTAGGAGATGGAAAACATGGGGATTGAAGAATTTGTACACTGGAAAGAAATGTCATCATTAAACCACCTAAAAATCACTTATCATGGAAAAGCTTGCACGTTTTGGTATCTTAGTATTATTGTATGTATTGTCATTTGTTATTGTTTACACCTTATTACCTGCTGTTGTATGGATATTTGGTGGTTCATTTAAGGAAGTGGCACAATCTGTGCCATATGCATTGTTTGGTATTATGTTCATCAATCTATTTCTTGGAGTTATATTCTCTGAGTGTTTTGATACTAATTTCAAATCAAAACGATGAAGAAGATTACATTTTTAGTTGTATTAATGATTATATTTGCCAGCTGTTCAAGGGGAATAACCCCTTGGCAGGCTGCGCAAGGACCACAAAAATGTGGTAGAACGCATTTACGTTAATAAAGCACAAGGTTGAGTATTAACCCTTGTACCTACGCACTTAGGTTGGGAAGACATAGTAGTTCTGATTTATGGATGCCTTGTGTTATATTTTTCATAACCATTAAGAACTATAGGTGGGAGAGTCTGTTGCCAGAGTGCAGACAATTTTCTTTAATTTCACCATTAAAATAAAATTATGTATTTAGAAGCAAAACTTGTCTTTCAGCACTATGTGCCTGAAGACTATTCAAATCTTATGTTCCTTGCTCTAGGGAAAGATCACACTCCTTATGTCTATTCTATAGAACATCTTAGAGATGCTAAAGCATTTATAGACGTTAATGGATATCCCGTTAAACCGTATATTATATATGAGGGTAATCCTAATTTGTCTAATAGTACAGAGATTCTAGCTCAACCAGAGCAAATAGGATGGTTTGATGAAGGTCCTGATAGTGAGGATCTTGTAGATATAGAGCTAAAACAGTTCAATGACATCCTAGAATTTGATAATGGTCATGTTCTAATAGAGATAGATGATGATACAGAAGAAGTTGTTTTGTTTCAAGACAAAGTGACATTAATGTATATTGATTCTATAGATGATGAATATGAAATAGATGAGGATGCTGATAATGAGCCAGATGATGATCAGATTTATAACAATTTCAACCACGAAGGTGGTATAAAATATTGAAAATGAAGAAATTACTTATTTTATTAGACAATTACGCAACAGCTAAACTTGAAGCTCTTGCAGAGCACATTATTATTAAGTTCAAATTGGAAGAAAGAGATAGACCTTCTGTCTACACTATAGAGCAGAAGTTTATTTCCACCTATCCAAAGAACAGACCATCTCAAGATGAATGGTGTAAAGAATTCAGAGTGTCTATGCTGTATGGCAGAGATATATCGCATATTGGTTAGGTTTTAATGGTGAATGAGAGAGCCCTGGCAAATGCTGGGGCTTTTCTTTATTATTTAATTCAAACATAGATGACAATGACTAAAAAAACTTATGTAAACGCAGAAAAAAAGCACGCTGTTAGAGAATTTCTATTTAGCTATTTCCAATTTAATACTGTTGTAGGACTAGCTGGTCCAGACATTAATGAATATATCAAATGGTGTAAGAAGAAAGGATATGACACCTTTGAGATATGGGAGAATGAACCATCTGTATTAATGAAACAATTGACAGAGGTAAAACATCCCGTAAGTTATAAGTTTGGTAATATTCTTAACACTGAAATTAAACAAAATGTATTGTTTGACCTTGATTATTGCGTTTCTGTCAGATATATGAAGGAACATTTGAAGAAATTCAAAGATAACTTCATAATGACATTCTCAACACGCATTGGTATCAAAGAGACAATCAGTAAGTTCTTTAAGTTTAGACATGAGAATATTGTAAATGAATACGATTTTGATGGTCCAGGACTACAAAATAAGGTGTTCACTACTAATTTAGGTAAGTATTTGTTCATTACATATGCTGACACATCAGCCATGTGTTGTATAGCTAAAATTGCGTAATCATTTAAAATCAAATAAAATCAATTAACATGAAAGCAGAAAAAACATTTAAATTCTGGACAATTTCTGAAGACAATGCACTTAAAACATGTATAACCAAGTTTAAAACTGATATGGAAGCTGCTATATGGGCTGCTGAGAAGTTTGGTAGAACCATAAGCTCTGTCTATCAGAGGATTACGTTTATCAAACAAGGTAAAGAATTCACATATAGAGAGCAAAAGGCTGAAAAAACTCCTGTAAAGAAGACAAAATCAAATGAAGGAGTTGTAATTCCTGCAGGGTTCACATTTGATATTGCTCCTAAGAGAGCTGTAATGTACACTGATCATGTTAGATTATACTTCTAATCATGAGAGATCTCCTAATCGATGCTATATTCAACTTGTCTAGTGATGAGTATGAAACAATGGCTGATGTTATAGAACTTGCAAAAATGTCTGAAAATCAATTAGTTGAAAGACTAATAAGCATTGCTTGCTTCTATAAAAATCAGTTGGATGATGTAGTCACCAATTAAATCCATATAGTATGTCAGTAACACTAGTTTATTCCTCAGCATTCAACCAGAGAGATTATGCATTAGCCAGCAAGCTAATAGATGCTATATTCTCAGCAAAAAAGAAGAACAGGATAGTAGTGGAGAGAAACAGATTCGTCTATGTTCCATCTAATGGAACTAGAAAGATGACCATTAGGTTAAAACGTTTCTCCTGATTAAAAGGGAAACATCACATTTATTTGTGGTGTTTCCCATTTTTATTTAATTTTGACTAATGATGGAATTATTAATAATAGTTGTTATAAATATAGGTTGGATTATATACATGTATGTAAGTGCTCCATTCTATGATGAAAAGAAAGAAGTTTTTTATAAAAAGAAAAAGAAATGATGATTTCACCGTACATATACCCAATTTTAAAACATTATATGATAGACAAACAAAAACATCCATATTTGGTTAATTATCGTAATTTTACATCAGATGATGTAGCTGATGTAATAATCAAGGAATTAAATGCTCCTGCTGATTTTAGACATAAAAAGAGCAGACAAAGAGATTACGCAGAAGCTAAGAAGATATATTGCAAGATTTGTATATTTAATCTAAATATGCGTCTGAGAGATGTAGGAGATTCAATCTGTGGATATGATCACAGTGATGTGATACATGCCCATAAATCATTTGATATGTTATATCAGACAGATGATGTATTTATGAATAAATCCAATAGAGTGTTCCGTAAACTCAATATAACTTTATAAGTTTTTAGGGGGTGTCTGGTTTTGACAGACTTGTGAGTGGTAAACAAACATGCAGAGACACGTACTACATCTCTTTAATCTGTGTACAGCAAACAAACGACAAGACACAATCTTCTCGTGTAGCAGAAGGTGAAGCAATCCTTGCTTCTCTCTTCGGTGAAGTTGCAATCGCAGCCTAACCTACTGGGTAGCTATACCTGGAAACAGAAAATAGCATATAGTGGACTTTCCTGGTTTCACACTTGATAGCCAAAACCAGGTGGTGGAGATTTGACCTCTTGTGGTCATCCCTTACGGTGCAAATTGTCAAGTTTTTTGAACAGAAAACTTGACATATTAGTACTAAGCATGTAATAAATTTGTTTATTGACTTCTAGTTTGGACGTGGGTTCGATTCCCACCACCTCCACAAGCATTACAGTAAAACTGTTCATTTATAACTGTTTTACATCAACCATAATCGTTTTACACCAAAAACCTAAACAATGAAGAAATTATTAAAACAAGCCAGATGTTATTTTCTAGGACACAAATGGATGATGCTCTATGTATATAGTGGATCAAGAGTTAGATGCAAATGTAATAGATGTGATGTAGAGAAAACAAACTATATTTGGGAATTCTTAAACTAATTATTATGTCAGAATTGTATAACTACGTATTTCACTACAACCATTTTGATGAGTTGTGGTATGCTATTCCAAGAGAAGTTTATTCAAAATATTGGGATAATGAAATGACAGCAGGTGTGCTTAATGCAAAAGAGATAGAAATATTGATACATCACATCATTAGAAAATAGATGTTATGAAACAACAAAGTAGTATAGAACAACTGATTGAAGAAATTAAAAGAAGAGTACAAATTATTCAATCAGAGCCTCAAACAATGGCAAGGGAGTTAATGATAGACAACTTATCTGTTGATTTAGAAAACTATGAAGAAATACACAAAGAAGAGATAATAGATGCTAATTGGGAAGGTTGTGAAGATTCAGATAGAGCAGAAGAGTATTATAATAAAACTTTTAAATCAGAATAGCATGGAAGACTTAATAGACATAATATGCAAAGAGTGTGGGTGTTCTTATCAAAAACCATCTGTATTTAAAGAATATCTTGAAAAGTTCAATCTCAATGTATTTTACACTTGGAGCTTAACTTATTGTGATTTATGTAGAAGAGAAAAAGAAAACTTTGCTTTAAATTGTTTAGAGCACATTAGTAATCAACTATCAAAAACTGAATTAGAATAACATGACATACAGAGGATATTTACAAAAAACACAAGAAGGATGGGTTGTATTAAGTACCCTTCGAAATGAAGCAATACCATTATATGACTACATAGACCCTAATCTTCTTTTTTATAATGGTAGACAAGTAGAATTTGAAGTATTACAAATTGATGATTGTTTTGCTAAACTTGTATGGCAAAAAAGAGATAAACCTCATGTTGAGAAATTAGCTGAAGAAGTCTATGGTAAAGGAGTAAAAGAAGACTACGAAGAAGGATTTGTAGATGGATATAACAAAGCCAAAGAAACTTTATATAGTGAGATAGAAGTATTACAAGTATTACTTAGACTACAACAAACAGAGTCTTATGATAATCTATCTGAATGGTTTGAACAATTTAAAAAGAAATAACATGAACAAAATAGAAACAGCAATCGAACGCACAAAAATGGAACTCAGGAGGTTAAGAACTAATAAAATGTTATTTGAGTCACAAATAGAAACAGTAGAAAACTTATTAGATATACTTGAAACCATTGATAGAAATCAGTCAATACCTCATCAAGAAGAGATTCCTAACGAAACACCACCTCCAATGATACATGAATAACGCTATGGGTGCATTATTGGTATTAGTGATATTCTTTTCTTCAATGACTATATCGTATTGGTTAAAAGAGATAGTTGTAGCTTTGAGAGAAATAAAATCTAAATAAGTTTGGTAGTTTCAGACATTTGTTATACATTTGCTCATTAAGATAATATCATAATGAGAAAGAAAGGTACTCCTGGTGTATACATAATCGAGAATAAAATAAACAATAAGGTTTATATAGGTGCTTCTAAAGACACTTACAATAGACTGTGCATGCATAAATGGAGATTGAGAGTAAATACTCATGACAATGTTCATTTACAGAGTGCTTTCAATAAATATGGAGAAGAAAACTTCATATTTGATACACTAGAAGATTGCGATGAACAGTTTATTTATTCTCAAGAAAACTATTGGTGTAAGATGTTAAATACTCATGATAGAAATCATGGTTATAACATTGATCCAACAGCTCCTAATGGAAAATGTGCAGTGTCTGATGAAACAAAAACTAAAATGAGCATTGGTGCTCATAAAAGACCTGTTAGAGTACATACAATATATGGTGATTTTTATAAAGATTTCTCAGATTTGTATAAATGTGCACAGGAATTTCAAACAGTTGCTCCAAACGTACATAGAAAAATGAACAATATTAATCCAAAAAAGACATTGATAGATTCAAAATCTAGCATGTACTTGTTTTCAGACATTGACGTCTCTTTAAGTGATGTAAAAGCTTATTGGGACGATGTGTTTCTTAATATAAGTGAATGTGAAGGACCTTACAAGATCTACACATGCTTTGGAACATTTGTTGGAACAGCAACATCTAAAGATATTGTCAATATTATAAATGTTAACCAAGGAGCTATATCAACAGCAGTAAAACGAGGAACCTATTTGAAAACATTAAAGATTGTTAAATGAAACTACCAGTAATAATTACAGACATAGAGACTATGAAAGAATATTTTCTCTGTGTCTGTTATGATCCACAGAAAGAAGAATGGCATAATTTTGAAGTGAGTAAATGGAAAAACACTCTTGATAAAATGGTTCTGTACTTTGAGGAAAAGAAAGATCATTATTTTGTCACTTATAATGGACTCAGATTTGATAGTCAGGTTATAGAATTTGTTTTAAGAACATCTGACCAATGGCATGAGTTGTCTGGGTTAGAAATATGTAGTATTATAGCTCAATTAGCAAGTGATACAATACATGACTCAAATTATGGTGTATTACCTAAATACAGAGAAAATCAGCTTAGCTTTAAAATAATAGACCTTTTTGAAATCCATCACTTTTCAAATAAGAACAGGATGGTGAGTCTTAAAAGACTAGAGTTTGAGATGGATCTAGAGAACATCGAAGAGATGCCTATTCATCACACTAAGATTGACATGACTCTTGAAGATGTACAGCTTACAAAAGAATATTGTAAGAATGACATACATGCTACATATCAATTCTATCTTGTCACCATTGGTCAATGCGATCATCCTTTATATAAAGGAAACAATCAAATAGAGCTGAGACAGGATATAGAAGAAGAATTTGGTATTCCATGTCTTAACTATTCAGATAGTAAGATTGGTGATGAGATGATTAAGAAGTATTATTGCCAAGAGAAAGGAATAAATTACAATGAACTACCAAAGAAAGGATTCTTTAGAGCTAATGTGAATGTTAATAAGTGTATAGCTGATTATGTAACATTTCAAACACCAGAGCTCCAAGCATTTCTAAAGAAGATGAAGAAGACAGTTCTTGGTATGCAGGATGATTTCAAAGAAGAGATACATTTCTATGGTAATGTATATTCTTTCATGAAGGGTGGTATTCATACAGAGAATAAGCCTGAAGTGTTTGAGGCTAATGATGAATATGAAATCATTGATTGGGATGTTTCGTTAACAATATGGCGAAATTAAAATTCCTTAAATTGACGGGAACCTCCTTAGAGATTAATCTACCAAGCTATAGTAGAAATACATATAGTGGCTGAAGTAACTACTCAGGTATGGTAAAAAAGATTAATATTGGACAATCCGCAGCCAAGGGTCTATAGTGAAATAGATCAAGGTTCAGAGACTAAACAGGGAACATTTAACAATTAATTAAAACAAGTGTCTTGGTTCTATCCATCTAACTACATATATTTGTAGTATGAAATTGAATAGAAAGCAACATTTGAACCAAAGTGGAATATATTGTATAGCAAATAAAGTGAATGGTAAAGTCTATATTGGAAAAGCAAAATGTATTTATTCAAGAGTTAAACAACACGTAACTCAGTTGAATAAAAAAAGAAGAGATGAAGAAAATGATCATCTTATAAACGCTTGGCACAAATATGGAAAAGATAGCTTTCATTATTTTGTTTTGGAATATACAACACTGGATCAATTAGCAAGCAGAGCGTTATATTGGCAAAAGATCTTTGAATTTACTGATAGAAACAAAGGATATAATTTTAGAGAAGATTCTGAAACAGGATGTATTGTTTCTAAAGAAACAAGAAAAAAACTTAGCGAAGCTCAAATTAAAAGATTTTCTGATCCAAAAGAGAGACAAAAAGTAAGTCACACTTATTGGAAAGATAATCCAGAGGCTACTAAGGAAATGGCAAAAAAAGTTTCAGAAGCTACAACTAAATATTATATCAATCAGTATACTAAAGATGGTCAATTTATAAAAAGATGGAATTCTGTGAAAGAAATAACAGAACAAAACCCTTCTTATAAATGGCAGCAAATATATTCAGTTTGTTCAGGTCACAAACCTTCAATTTATGGGTTTGTTTGGAAAAAAGAATTAAAGTTAAATGATGATATAGTCCAGCTGTAATTGAAAAGTTACAGAGGCTGGAATGCATACTATCCAGCCATCATTATCAATAATGGACGTTATCCTCAGCATTTGGGTAAAGAGTTTCTCCGTGGATACAAACAAATGTTTGATAAACGATTGGAACTTAAGCCTTTAGCTAAAAAGGATAAACGTATTAAAGGTATTGTTGGTGCTCTAAAGCTTGCTGTAAACTCTGTTTATGGTAAGAGCTCAGATATGCAGAACTGGATATATGATAGGCAATTAACTATGTTCACCACTATTACAGGTGAATTAAGCCTGATGATGTTGATTGAGGCATATGAACTAGCAGGTATACATGTTATATCAGCTAACACAGATGGTGTTACAATCATGATTAAGAAATGTGACATAGAGCTAATGAACACTATTAATAAGTGGTGGATGGACATAACTAGCTATGAGCTAGAACGCACTGATTATCAAAAGATTATATTTTCAACCGTAAATGATTACATAGCAATTAAAACAGATGGAGAAATTAAAAAGAAAGGAGATTTCCTTACAGATTTTGAGCTTCACAAAAATAAGTCTGCTCGAATTGTTCCTATTGCTCTCGAAGCTTATTATGTACATAATATTCCTATTGATACTACTATTTGCCATCATAATACTATTTTTGATTTTTGTTTACGACAAAAGTCTAGCAAAGATTTTCATTATGAAGGCTGGAATAGAGCAAGAGGAGAAAAAACTGTTTACAACAAGCTCATCAGATACTATGTAAGCAATACAGGAGAAAAGCTGCTCAAGGTTAAGAATCCTGAATGTCAATCTAATGCTCCTGATGTTAGTCAAGTGGAGGCTGGTGAATGGATGTGCACAGTGTGTAACCATCTACCAAAGAACACAGATGTAGCTACAGCAGGCATTAATTATCAATATTACATTGATAAGGCTGAAAGGATTGTACATAAGATAGCAACAAATGGTAAGAAGCGTAAGATTGTTGTTGATCCAAACCAGCTTAGTTTGTTTTAATAATTGGAAATATAATACCCTTTTGGGTACGTTTTGTGCCTTTTTATGACACATTATACCCTTTTAGGTATTATATTTCTAATTTCACATAATAAGTATGAATAATGTGTAGATAATCACATTATTCGTAGGTAAAGTGTGTGATATTATACGCAAAAACAAAGGAAATGTATATAATAACAAACATTATATGTAATAAAATATAATATATGAGTAAAATAACACGAGAAAACATTGCTGATCATCTTATAGAGTTCCAATTAAAGATGGTTGGTAGCACTGTAGAAGAAGCTATGAAGGATGAATGGTGGTTTAGTAACATCACTATGACTAAAGAACAACATACAGAGTTTATGGTGTATGCGTTTCCATTAGTTAAGAAGGTGTTTAGATGTAATAAGGAAAGAGCATGGCGCACACTCGATTGGTTCAATTTACAATATGGTCTTAGGATTGTACCTACGTATTATGAATACCAGGAAATTAAGAAAAAGGTAGAAGAAGAACTTAAAAACATTAAAAATGACACAACAACAACTAATACAGAAGTATCCCAAGATATTTAAACCATATGAGGGTAATCCTTATGGTGTAAATTGGGGCATTCCAGACACATGGATTCAATTAGTTGATGACTTATGTGGAGCTATTCAATCTCACATTGACCATTGGAAAATGTTGGACAAAGATGGTGAACATAGATGTCCTCAAGTGACGTGTACACAAGTTAAAGAGAAATTTGGTAGTCTTAGGTTCTATTATTCAGGAGGTGATGCACACGTTGATGGTATGGTTAGCCTTGCTACATACATGAGTTACACTATATGTATTGACTGTGGATCTAGAGAACATCTTGGTAGAACTGGAGGATGGATTACCACTAAATGTAAATCATGTGCTGAAAAAAATGAAGACATATGGGTTTCATTCGAAGAATCAAAAGAATAGGTAAGAAGATACGTACTATAATCAAATGGATCCCAATTCTCTGGTATGACGAGGATTGGGATTTTTATTATATATACAATATTCTTCAGAAGAAATTAGAGTTTATTGAAAAAGATATGCTCAAGAGTCATCTTGAGAACAATAATCTCTATGCAGATAAGAT